TCGACGCGTTGACGCTAGCGCTCCGGCGGTTTAGAACAGGTGGGTTCATAAGGCTAGATACCGACGAGCCCGACGAAGACGAAAAATTACGCCGCGCGAAGAGGTACTACTGATGAAACCTAACAAAATGCCAAAACAGCAGGAGCAAAAGCGCGATTATCAGGAGACTGACGAGCACCTTCGCATGAAAAAAGGCGGTAAGGTTAAACCGAAAAGGAAAAAACAATGATCGTACCCCAAGCGTACCCGCAAACGAAGCAAGAGCTCACCGGTGATACTGAATTAGGTGATATAGAAGTCGTTCTCCCTGAAGAGGATGGTGCTGAGGTCGACGAGGCATCAGCTGCAGCTGCTAAAACAGAGGATGAGATATATGATGACTTCTATAAGAACATCGCGGAGGACTTGGATGAGGATATCCTAGGCGAAATCGCTGAAGAAGTAGCTGAACTATATCAAAATGATCTAGATTCCCGTGAAGAGTGGGAAAAGACGTATGAAAACGGTGTAAAACTGCTGGGTTTGAACATTGAGGAGCGTTCGGAACCGTGGGAAGGTGCTTGTGGCGTGTTTCACCCCCTGATGGCAGAGGCGGCGATCCGTTTTCAGGCTGAAAGTATCACAGAATTGTTCAAAGCACAGGGCATTTGCAAGTCAACTATCGTCGGAAAGAGTGATCCGATACGTGAAAAAGCGGCTAAACGTGTCGAAAACGACATGAATTGGCGGATTACCACCCAGATGAAAGAGTACCGGCCGGAGCATGAGCGTATGCTGTGGAACCTCGCAATCATGGGTTCAGCGTTTAAAAAGGTCTATTATGACCCATCTTTAGGCCGGCAAACGTCGGTTTTCGTGTCCGCTGAGGATTTGGTAGCGCCTTATGGCGCAACTGATATATTTACAGCCCCCCGGCTGTCACACCGGATGAAGAAAACCCTGAACGATATTAAGAAGCTTCAGGTAGCAGGGTTCTATCGTGATGTTGACCTCGAAGAGCCGATCCAAGGCGCGGCAGTATCTAAACGTAGTGCGACCGATAAGATTAAAGGTACCGTCGCTGTTAAGGATGACCGGCTTGACCTGATCGAGATGCATGTTGACCTCGAGATCGAGGGTTATGAGGATATGGGGTCGGATGGCGAAGAGACCGGTATTATGCTGCCGTTCGTGGTGACATTCGACAAGCAGTCAAAAGAGATTTTAAGCATTTATCGTAACTGGAAGATCGATGATGAGCACAAACAAAGAGTCCAGCATTTCGTCCATTATGTCTATATTCCAGGATTTGGTTTTTATGGTATGGGCCTCGTGCATCTGGTTGGCGGCTTTGCTAATTCTGCTACCAGCATTCTTCGGCAACTGGTTGATGCGGGAACTCTTGCGAATCTGCCTGCGGGTTATAAAACCAAAGGAATAAGGATCCAGCGCGATGCGAACCCCCTTGAGCCGGGTGAGTTCCGTGACGTGGATGTGCCCTCCGGCACCTTACGTGATAACCTGCTTCCACTTCCATTCAAGGAGCCTAGCCAGACCCTGCTCCAGTTGTTCGGTGAGATCGTGGAGGAAGGCCGTCGTATGGCAGCGGTGAGCGACCTGAATGCGGCGGATATGAATCAGGAAGCACCGGTCGGTACGACGCTCGCAATCCTCGAGCGTTCGCTCAAGGTTATGTCGGCTATACAAGCTCGTTTGCACGCGGCGTTGAAAGAAGAGTTGGCACTGCTCAAGGACATCATCAAGGATCAACTTCCGGATGAGTATGATTATGAAGTGGATGACGAAACCCGCATGGTTAAAAAGGAAGATTACGACCACGCCGAGATTATCCCAGTGTCTGATCCAAACGCAGCCACTATGAGTCAACGCGTGGTACAGTATCAAGCTGTGATGCAGATGGCTCAAGGTAGTCCCCAGATGTATGACCAGGTTGAACTACATCGGCAGATGCTCGAGACGCTAGGTATCAGGAATGTGGCGAAGCTTATTCCCGCCAGCGCCGATCAGACACCGAAAGATCCGATCAGTGAGAACGTCGCCATGCTTACAGGCAAGCCGGTCAAGGCGTTCGCGTATCAGGATCACGAAGCCCACCTGCGCGCGCATATGGCGGCGAAGAACGACCCACAAATTGCGAAGCTCCTAGGGCAAGATCCAAAAGCTCAGTTGGTTATGTCGGCTGTTAACGCGCATATCGCTGATCACGTGGCCCAGGAATACCGGAAGCGTGTGGAGCAGCAGCTAGGATCTCCGCTCCCGCAAGGCGATGAGAAGATGACTCCAGAGACGGAGAAGCAGTTGAGTGTGGTGCTCGCGCAAGCGGCACAGCAGGTACTGCAACAACATCGGGCCCAATCAGCTCAAGAGGCGGCGCAGCAAGCGGCACAAGACCCAGTGTTGCAGGCGCAGCAAGCTCAGCTCAAGATTGACCAGGAGAAGAACCGCATATCGGAGAAGAAGGTCGATAACGATTTTAAACTGGCTATGATGAAAGTTACAGCGGACGCCGGTAAAGTTGACGAGGTGCATAAGCACGAGAAAGAGCTGCAGGCTAACCAGATGATAGTCGATGCGGCTAAGTTCGACGCTGAGCAGCAAGGCCCGGGCGTTAATCCGGAGTTGGAGAACGCGGCGAAACAGCAAGAGCTGCAGCACACCCAGCAGCAACACGACCTAAATCTCGCGCACCAGCACCAGCAGCACGGGCAGAAGCTCGGGCATCAGCAGGAAGCGCATGAGGAAAAAGTAAAACAGGCGCAGCAGAAACGGTTGGTACAAGCTGCGATCCAAGCTGCTCAACCATATTTGAAAGGTGAAGAATGAGTGTAGTCGCCTACGCACGTCTAGTACGATCCCAGTTGGATGAAGCTCTCGAGTCACTCGAGCGTGGACTTCTCGGCGGTGGAATCAAGGATATGGAAGAATATAAGTTTATAACCGGCGAACGCCGCGGGATACAGAAAGCCGTAATGATCTTGGACGAAGTTACTAAGCACTTCGACGAGCAGCAGTAGTAGGAAGCGGATACGTCCACCGCCCAAGGGACGCGTTTGAAGGAGTAATACAATGAGCGAACTCGCTTTGCCAGACTATCTGGCTGCCGAGCAAGAAGCAAAGAAGCAGGAACAGGAAATCAACGAAAAGGGCGACCAGATCGCCAAACAACTCCCCGAACCTAGAGGTTACAAAATTCTGATCGGGCTCCCGAAGATCGAAGAGAAATACGACAGCGGTATTATCAAAGCAGATGCTATTGTCAGACAAGATGAGGTTTCTACCTGTATCGGTTTTGTTCTGAAGATGGGTGCAGATTGCTACAAAGACCCAGCACGTTTCCCATCCGGCCCCTACTGTAAAGAAGGGGATTTTGTACTTGTGCGTGTGTATTCCGGTACCCGGTTCAAGCTACACGGTGTGGAGTTCCGCATGATTAACGACGATGCAGTTGAGGCCATTGTTCAGGATCCTCGCGGCTTCTCGCGTGTTTAAGGAGAATAGTTATGGCACTACCAGATGAAAAAGATTTGTTGAAGCCGGGGGAGATTCCGGATGATGACATCGAGGTGCATATCGAAGGTGACGTTGAAGTTGACATCATCGACGATACACCAGAGGAAGATCGGAACTACAAAGCGCTCCCTGAAGGGGAGGCTGAACCTTCTGATGAAGAGATGGAGGAGTATTCGGATAAGGTTAAGAAGCGCTTGTCCAAAATGCGTCACGGTCTCCATGACGAACGTCGAGCAAAAGAGGCGGCCACGCGCGAACGTGACGCAGCCGTTGCTACAGCGAAGACTTTGCTGGAAGAGAAGAAAGCGCTCGAGTCCCGTTACCAGCAAGGCGAAGATGCTTTCATAAACCAAGCGAAGGAAAAGGTCAGTATGTCTATGGCCGAGGCTAAGCGCGAGTTTAAGGCGGCGTACGAGATCGGTGATGCGGATGCTATGGCGGAAGCCCAGGAGAAGATCAGTACTATCGCGGCGGAGAAGCAACGCACGGAGGAGTGGTCTCGCCAATCTACGCAGCGTAAACAAAATACTGGACAACCAGAAAATGATGTGATACAAAGCGCGCATACGTCACCTCCGGTCCCTGAACCGGACCCGGACGCGGTTGGTTGGGCAGCGAAGAACAAGTGGTTTGGGGCTGATGAAGAGATGACTCAGTTCGCTTACGGTGTTCATGCAAAGCTGGTCAATTCTGGGATAGATCCCAAAATAGATTCCGTCGAGTACTACAAGAAATTGAATACTCGCATGCGCGAGGTGTTCCCTACGTACGAATGGGGCGACACCCAGAAGCGAAAACAAACGTCAGTTGTGGCTCCGGTAAATCGGACAACTAAAACAGCGCGACGCGTCACATTGACTCAATCACAAGCCTCGGTAGCGAAACGTCTAGGTTTAACACCTTTACAGTACGCCACTGAACTTGCAAAACTGGAGAACTAATATGGAAACTACGAAAACACTATCACGCCTGTCTCGCGATGCGGACGAACGCAAAACGAGCGCCCGCCCCGGAACATGGAAACCAGCAGACCTTTTGCCGGAGCCAAACAGAGAACCCGGTTGGGAGTACAAATGGATTCGTAAGTCTATATTAGGTCAAGCCGACCCGACAAACATGTCGAAGTCGCTTCGAGAAGGCTGGGAAACTTGCCGGATTGATGATCACCCTGAGCTGATGCTCGCGGTAGATACAGACGCTAAGAACTCCGGATTGATTGAAGTTGGAGGTTTGATCCTCTGCAAGATGCCGCAGGAGATGTTCAATCAGCGCCAGCAATACTATATTGATCAGGCGCAGGGACAGATGCAGTCGGTAGACGCGCAGGTGGAACGAGAGAATGACCCGAGAATGCCGATGTTTAAAGAGCGTCAGTCGAAGGTCTCATTTGGTAACGGTGGGTAAAAACGTAACAGTGATTGCCACCGTTGTTTTGTAGTACTTTTTGAAAGGAAATAACGATGGCAATTACTACTGGCTACGGGCTTAAACCCGTTCAGTTGATTGGTGGACAAAGTTTCTCGGGCGGCACTTTGCGCGAGTTCGTTGTAACTCCAGGCAACAACACAACTCCGTACGGCGTTGGTTCTATGATCACTATCGCGGCAGGCGTAGCCAAAGCAGTTGCTACATCCCCTGTAGCTGTTGTTGGTCAAACCACCACCACTAACCAGCCGGTTGGTGTATGTGCGGGTGTTCGCTTCACTGACCCCACTCTGAAACAGACTCAGCATGCTCAGTTCTTGCCTGCTGATAGCACTGGCTATACCAACATCTTTGTCAAGGTGGTGGATGATCCGGATTGCCTGTTCCAGGTTCGTTACGAAGGTACGCTGACTACAACCAGCATCGGGTCTAATGTGGCTATGTCGTTTGGCACCACTAGCGCTACTACTGGCCAATGTAAGGATTATGCAACCGGTGTAGCAACGACCCTCACCTTGGGCTTCCGTATTGTGGATATCGTTGGCTCGCTGACCGACTCTGCAGGCGCGGCG